GCTTTATTTGTTACTTCTGCTTCTTTATCTGCATCAGCTTCTTGATTCTCACCAGTATATAACTCATAGTCTAATCCAGCTTTTTCAGCCAAAGCCATAATAATAAAACCAACAGATTCAGCCAATAACAATATCATGTCTACAGTCCAAAGACCTCTTGAATAACCAGACAAGAGATATGTTCTAGCAATAGATTCAATAGGAACACCCTCAATAATCATATCTGTTATTTGTCTAAAAGCTTCTTTTTCTGTTAGCTCTTCTAAGATATATATTTCAGCCTCACGTCTATTAGTAAACTGAGGTGGTTGTTCCCATGCATAAGAAACATCTGTTGAATTTGTTAAGGATTGTCCCGGAACTGGTCCAACATAATCCATCATTTGCTGTAAAGACTCTTGAGATAATACTTGTCTACCTGCCATTTTATTGTCCTCCTAAAGATACTGTAGGTGTTGGGGTTTGATAAGCTTTTAAATCTCTCATAAACTTTGAAAAGACATCATCGCCATAATATCCTGCTTCGTACATGCTTTGAATTGTAGGTTGACCTCTAAATCCATTTTGAACATACATAGGATAGTTATTTCTACTATAATCATTATAAGAACTTGTGTCTGTTTGTAAAGGTGTAACATTAATATATCCACCACTGCCAATAACTTCTTCACCTGCACTCATTTCATTTAAACTAGCTTGAACTCCCATGAAACCAGCACCTACGTCTGAAAGACGACTAGCATCGTATTGAGCCATGACTTGTGAAACTTTATCAGCTTGTATATTTTCTAAACCTTCTTTACCAGCAAATTCTTCAAATCCTTTTACTCTACCATTATTATAATCAGTAAAACTATTTAAACGATTGTTAAGTTTTATTTGTTCGTCAGATAAAATATGAGTAGGAACACTTCTATATTGTGGTGTAAGTTCAAATACTTCTTTACCATCAGCTCCCATATATTTAACATTTTTATCAAAACCAACAACAACATCTGTTAAGTCATCTTGAGCTTCTAATTTAATTCTATTTAATTCAGCTTGTTTTGAAACATTTGAAGCATACATATCAACAGTAGTTTTACCAAATCTTTCTGGTTGAAAATCTTTAATTTTATTTAATTCAGCTTGAGTGAAATCTCTATCAACAAATGGGTCAATGCCTAACTCATCCCAATCTTCCATTTTTAATTCATTCATTTTGGCATTAATAGGGTCATCTAAATAGTTACCTTTTATTTGTGGATATTTCACAACTTTATCTTTTTCTAAAAGACTGGTTTGTTCTGGATTAAAAGACTCAGTATATCCTCTATCTACTAATTCACCATCTAGTTTAGCTGCATCAGCTGCTACAGTTTCGGCAGTAATATTAGATGTGGGTAGATTTAAAGCCATTCTAACATCATCTAATTTATTACCAACAAAATTTGTAAAGCCATTATAAACATCTGTTAAGTTTCTATTAGCACCAACAGGTATTTTACCAATAGTATTACCAGCAATAGTACCCACAGTATCACTTATCATACCACTAACAGAAGAATAAACTCTACCAGCTAAATTACCTGCTTGAGCGATACCATTCATAACACCACCTATTAAGCCTCCTTGTGCTCCTGCCCAAGCTCCAAAGCTCGTCCACGCAGCTCCTATTCCCGGAAGCATTAAAGTAAGTGCTAAAGTACCTAAAGGACCCATACTACCAAAAAACTTACCTACTTCTCCTAAACCATTTTTCAATGCTCTACCTATAGGTGCTAAAGTTTTTTTAATACCTCTAAATATTTTCTTAAATTGTTTTTTTAAATATCCCATTTATTTTTTCCTCCGTTATTATTCTTTTCCAAATAGTGCTAAAAAGTTTTGTAATCTAACTAGATGTGCATTATCTTGTAGTGCACTGTTATCACCACCTTGCATACCTGCAACAGCAATGTTAGCATCTCTATCCTTGGCATTTTCTGAAGCTTTGAATATATAGTCAAATTCATCTCTAAGCTCCTGCCAAGATGTAGCCAATGCTGTACTTGTTAAACCAAACGCATTCTGAGCATTCATCATATTTACTTGGTTTTGTGCTGCGGTATCCATTGTTGATATTTTTCTTCGCCATTCAACATTTGACTGTTCGATTATCATAGCATTTTGAGCATTGAAAGTTTCTCTAGAAAACTCTTGATTCATTTTAGCTTGGTCAATACTTGCTGCTAACTGTGCATTAAACTTGTTTAAATCTGCTTCAATACCAAGCTCTTGTGCTTTTTTCTGATTGTATTGAGCAGCATTAAATTGTCTCATAGCATTTTGCTGACTTGCGTTGTATTGATTCATTTGTGCTCCTAAGTTTGCCCAGAACTGATTTAATTGATTTTCATTTTGAGCATTAAACTGAGAAGCTGCATTTTGATACGATTGATTAGACAATAAAGCCTGTTGTTCTTGTTGAGCTTTTAAAATAACAGCTTGTTGCTCATTAGACACATTAGTCATATCCATTTGTAAAAATGCTTGAGCATGTTGAGCAGCTACTTTAGTTCTTTGGTCAACTGCAGCTAAATCTAACTGAGCTAGTGCTGTAGCATTTTGCATAACAGATTGTTGCTCGGCATTAAAGTTTGCTAAAGTTGCACTTTGCATAAATTTACTATTAGCCAATTCAACTTGTTGAGCATTGTTAAACTTAGCCATATCCATACCAGCAACCATGTTAGCATTAGACATAGCTCTTTGTTGAGCAGCATTAAGATTTGCTATACCCATCTGTTGAGCAAGTTCAGCATTCTTAATGTTCATGTTCATCCTAGCTGTTAAATTAGCTAGTTCAGTTTGCTGTGCTGCTGATAGGTTTTGTGCTTCTGCTTGGTTTTGAGCAGTTAAGTTTGCTAATCTAATTTGCTGTTCAGCCGATAGATTAGATTTTTCCATATCTTGTTTAAAGGCAGCATTCTTAGATAAAAAGTCAGCTGCTATTTGATATTCAACTAATTTTGATTGTTGCTCTGCAGACATGTTTTCACGTTCTGTTTCATTCATGATTTGCAGATTAGCTAATTCTACTTGTTGCTCATTGTTTAAATTTAAAGCATCCATAGCTTGTTTTTGTTGAGCATTAAGTGTTGCTGCTTGTTGTCTATTTTGTAAGTTAGCTATTCTTACTTGTTGTTCTTGTTGTTCTGTTGTTAAAACAGCTTGTTGTTCAAACTGACCTGTTAAGACTTTTAGTTCTTGAGCAAACTGTGCTGATTGACTTTCAGCTGTTTGTCTATTACTTAAGTTTTGTAATCTTACTTGTTGGTCTTGTTGAGCAGCTTGAAGATTTGCTTGTTGTTCGTTGCTAAGATTTTGTGTAGCTCTTTGTTGTATAGCTTGAGCATTAGACTGTGCCATAGGCAAAGCACTTTGAATAATAGCATTAAATAAAGAATCTCTTGCTACTGTCGAAGCTAATATACCTCTTTGAGCCATAATGCTATTAACAGTATCAACAGCTGGTTTAGCCCATAAAGGTACTTCACCTGATTCGAGACCACCAAGCAATGCTTCCATCTGTGAAGATACTAAAGCTTCAGTTGGTAAAGCTGCTACTGCTGCTTGTACATTTGTATCTGCTGTATCTAATTGTGCTGTAACAGTTGCTGGGTCATCAACAATAGCTGCTGCGATATCTTGAGGAACATCAGCAGTTTCTGCTATCATTTGTGTGGCAGCACTTTTAGCTGCTTCACCTTTTACTGTTCTTCTTTGTGCAGCTTCGAAACCTGCTGTATTAATTATTTCAGCAGCCATACCTGTTGCTGCTTCGCCTGTAATAGCTTCTCTTTCTCTTATTTCAGCTTGAGGTGTTTCGGATAATTGAGCAGCTACTCCAACAACTTCAGGAACAAAAGCTCCAGATGAGATTGCTGCATCAACTGTTGCTGCTTTAGAAGATTCAACAGCCTGTCTAGTAATTTGTGCTGCTTGAGCTGGACCTGAAAGTTTTCTAATTTCTTGAACTTTCATTTTTGAATCATCAGATAGCTGACCATAAGCAGCTTCAAAGTCTGGAGTATCTTCTATTTCAGATGCTTCCATTTTTACTACAGCTTTTTGAGCAGGTAATCTTGCTTTGGCAGATTCTCCTTGAGCTAAAGGTTTGCTACGAATATCTGCTGCTGCTCTTAAAGCTAAGTCAACATCTTCAGATATAATACCTGTTCCTTTTGGAATAATTTCATCTTCATAAGCTTGACCAAGTAAAGCTGCTTTTGCTTCTAGACCTAAATCAGCTAATGTTATTTGTCCTTTAGAAATTTTATCTAATAATTCTCCAGCTCCTCTAGCTCTGTATTGTCTTTGCATTTCTGCCAGAGACATGCCGGGGTCTGTTGGTTTATCACCAAATGGTGTGTAATAGTCATAAATATTGTCTGATGGAGTCCTACCTTCTAATACTGGTGGTTTGTAACGATATCCTTCACCACCTATATCGACACCTGTAGTTTCTTGTGGCGGTGCAGGAGGTGCAGGGGTTGGTCTAGGTCCCGGTGCTGGAGATGGTGTAGGGCTTGGAGCCGGTGTAGGGCTTGGAGAAGGACTTGGGCTTGGAGAAGGACTTGGGCTTGGACTAGGTTCAGGAGTACCAATAATAATAGGTTTATCACCTACATCTGGTTCTGCTCCACCAAAACCGGGTTTTTGACCGGGAGGTACAGCACCAAAATTAGCTCCGCCTTTTTGAAAAGCAGTCCTTGTAATTACATCCATTATATCTTTTAGATTATTTTTTCTTTTTCTTGCCATAGTTCCTTCTTATTTTATATTTACTTATACTTTAATTCAAATAGCTTGTCAATCTTTTCATCAAGCTTTTCAAGTCTATCCATAACTGCATCCATATTGTTTAATAATTCATCTTTAGTAACATAATACTTAGCAATCTCCTCACGAGTCTTATTAAGCAATATGTCTTGTCTTTTAAGTTCTGAAGCATTTTGTCTAATCCCATACATCAATGGAGCAAGTACCAAAGTTATAAAAATGTTCCAAAATAAATATGGGGTTAGTTCCATCTTAGCTTCCGATAACTCTGCTGACTGATGATGGGTTTAGCTTCTCTGCTATCTGAGCATCAATACCATCTTTATAAGCTTGTACTTGGTCAGCACCTATTGCTGCTTCGACCCAAGCTTGAACATCAGCTACTGCTAAGTCTGCAAAAGCTGTAAAGTCTGCTAAGTCAGAGACATCAAGCCCTATAGAGCCATAAACTCCTGCTGATAGTGGATTGCCGTCTGCATCATTATTAGCATCATCAGAGCCGTTTAGTCTCCAATGTACGTTATAAACAACATCTGATTGTGTGTTGTCATTCTCGTCTGTGTGGCTGGGGTAAACATCCACATTTGATACGTTCCATTCGTAATTAATAGCCATTATTACTGTCCTCCTTTTAATAGCTCTATTTCACTTTTGAGTGATTTCATTATCCTATCTTAACTGCAATTCTTGGTCTACCATCATCTTCAATAGCCCATACTTTACCTACACATTTTTGATATTCTTCAAATGTAGGGCTTGATTTAGCAACACATTCTATAGCAGAACCATTAGCTTGAGGGTAAACATAATCACCCACATTAAATGAACCTGTTATATTGACTGGCACTTGACCACTAAATGCAATTCTGTCGTATTTTTGTCTTTCTATTTCTAGTTCTTCTTCACTTAGGTTTAAATCATCTGCACCCCAAGTATCGCCACCAACGTAAGATGGATTGGTAGATTTGACTACAAAAGATACAGCATCAGCATAAACATCGGTTAGTTCACCTGAACTATCAACACCACAAACATCACCCTTAGCAATCGTGCCACAAGATGATGATTTCTTCATGTATTCTGCGTAGTCAGCACCAGAAGCATTTACTGTCCCTGCTGCATTTATGGAACGACTAGTGCTACTGTTTTTTTGCACCCATATAACAGAACCAGCAGTGCTTACACCTGTTCCTAAAGCATTAAAAATATAAACATTTCCTGCACCACCAAAAGTTTCAAATATTGCATTTTTACCACTTGTGCCTTCTGTTGAGTTTATGGCTCTAACTTTTAACCTATAGTCACCAGACGATGTACTACCTATTGCAACGTCACCATTACTTTGAATCCTCATAGTTTCTTCTGAACTACCATTTAATGTAGTAGAGAAGACCATATCAGAATCTTTGGTACTGTCTGATTCATTCCATGCACCTCTTCTTAAAAATTCAATTCTTCCAGCTTCTACATTTTGATAACCTCTAGCACTTATGGCAAAACCAATACTATTAGTATTATATCTACCATTGGTTAATCTTAATTCATTAAATCCATTTGTAGACCTGTCTAGCTCAAGCATACTTTGAGGGTCATTTGTACCGATACCTACGTTTTCACTATCATCAATAGTAAAAGATGAACCTCTTGTGCCGCCAGAATATGTAACCTCGAATAAATTGACACCAGTATTACCACCAGAAGCGATGCTTAAGCCTGTTTCATCACCTGTTCCTACTATGTCTAGTTTGTCAGCAGGACTACTTGTACCGATACCTACTAAGCCACCTGAATCCACCATGAAAACATCAGTACCAGCTTTTTTAAGAGAAAGCATTTTATCTTTAGTACCATTATGGTCACCAAATAATAAAAACTCTCCTGTAGCAAATGAAGCACCTGCATCAAACTGGTCTGTAGAAACATTAACTACATCATTACCAGAGTAATTTCCGTGGTCTACTTCAAAAGTACCTACAACATCTAAGGTTTGTGAAGGACTATCTGTACCAATACCTACGTTGCCATCGTGGTGTATGGTCATCCTAGCAGTTGGGGCAGCAGTTCCTGATGCAGTTAAGAAATCTATATTTGTACTTCTTGTGCTTCCTATAAAATCTACATCAGCATAAGCTCTTATTTCAGCAGCTATACCTGTTCCAGAGGAACTTCCATCATTTGTGTACCATTCTAATGTTCCAAAAATATCATTTGCTAAAACACTGAAATCTTCATTATTAAATCTAATATGTGGGTTTTGATTTTGAGATAATTCTAAAATTTCATTAGGACTATCTGTACCGATACCTACGTTGCCTGAGTCCTGAATAATAAATGGAACAGTTGAGCCAGAATTTGTTACAACAAAATCACCATCAACATTAACACCAAGAGCAAATTGTTCAGTACCACTAGCTTCTTGTATAACGATAGCTGAATCATTAGTTGTTGTTGTTTTTACTACTAAATTACCATCACCAACAGCAGAAGAGCTTTCTGAACCACCTATATCTAGTAAAGCTCTAGGAGTAGTTGTAGCGATACCTACGTTGCCTGAAGTATCTAATGTAACTCTTGTTGCTGCTCCTGTAGCATCTCTAATTTGAAATTTATCAGAATCGTCATTATCTATTCTGACAACATATTCTCTTTCTGATGTTGCAAGTTTTAAGAATGGGTCTCCAGAAGTATCTGTTATAGTAATATCGCCTGAATCTAATGCACCTGAAACTGTCAAACCATCAACGACTGCTGTACCTGTAACGTCTATACCTGTTGCGGTGGTGGCTAGTTTTGGCGAACCATCATAATAAAGTGTGACAGCATCATTGGTTACAAACCTTAAACCAAGTTCTGTTCCTGCTGCGTTTGCTAAATCTATATTAGTGCCTAGAAGTTTTAAACTACCAGCTCCTGTTTCTTTTATAAAACTATCAGTACCATCGGTATAAATTTCAAAAATATCTGAATCACCAAAGGTAGCTTTGTCGTTATCACCTAAAGCAATACCGCCATTGGCTGTTATTTCGCCTGTAACTGTTAGGTCTGCTAGTGTGCCGACTGAGGTTATGTTGGTTTGAGCTGCGGTTGTTAGAGTACCTGCTATGTTACCGAAAGCTACATCACCTGCAGAGCCTGAGAAGACCTCTGAAGTATTGGTAGCATCTGGAATAAATGTAAAGACTGAAGCACTGTCATCGTAACCAAAGAAACCTACTTTAGCTGCTGTACCATTGTGCCATCTAAATTCTATACCTCTATCTTTGTTGTCGTCTGAGGCTGGAGCTGTATCGCCACCTAAAGTAAAGATTGGGTCATCAACTGTAACTGTTGTGCTATTAACTGTTGTGGTTGTGCCATTAATAGTTAGGTCTCCAGTAACTGATAAGTCACCGCCTACCGAAGCATTTCCAGTGGTGTCCATAGTGGTAAAGTCTGCTGCAGCTGGAGTAGCTCCACCAATCACTGTACCATCAATAGTACCGCCATCAATGTCTGGAGTGTTTATGTCTGGACTTGTTAGAGTTTTATTAGTTAAAGTCTGTGTGCCAGTCAATGTAGCAACTGTAGAGTCTATATTAACTGTGACAGTGTTACCTGAACCTACAGTATCTAAACCAGTCCCACCAGCGATTGTAAGGCTTTCAGAGTCGAGGTCAATACTTAAAGCACCACCTGTATCACCTTGGAAATCTAAGTCCTGTGCAGTTACTTGTGCGTCTACATAAGCTTTAACGGATTGTTGAGTTGGGACTAAGGTTGCTGAGTTTGAAACCATATCGTCTTCATCAGCAAAAGCTGTAATGGTGATAGTACCATCTGAGAGTGAACCATAAGTAACAGTCCCGGTAGTTGTAATGTTTGATGAGCCATTGTCGATAGCTCCGAAGCCTGACGTAATACTACCAGCATTTAAGGCTCCAACTGTTGTAACATTGGATAGAGTATCTAAAGCTGATTCAAAGTAAGTTTCAAAGTCTGTTAAGGCAACTTGCTTCATTACTCCAGCATCATTGACAACAACTCTGTCAGCATCTGCTAAGGTGGTAGCAGTGGCTGCTGTATCGCCATCCATAATGTTAAGTTCTGTAGCTGTTGACGTAACTCCGTCAAGAATATTTAGTTCAGCAACAGTTGCAGTAATACCATCTAAGGTGTTTATTTCAGCTGCTGTCGCAGTAACTCCATCAAGAATATTGAGTTCTGCTGCTGTTGAAGTAACTGCTGTACCATCAATAGATAGCGTATCAACTTCTGCTGTACCATCTATGTAAAGGTTTCGCCATTGTTTTGTAGCTGTACCTAAGTCGTAAGTATCGTCTGTATCTGGAACAATATTAGAAGCTACATCAGCTGTCAAAGTAATGCTATCGGTATCGGCATCACCAAATGTTAGATTACCAGATATGGTGGCATTACCAGTAACAGTCAGATTACCGCCAACTGATAAATCATTGGAGGCTGTAACATTACCTGTGAGTGTCGATGTACCAGTAACTGCTAAGGTTGAGCTAAGAGTTGCTGCACCTGTAACACCAAGAGTGCTGGAAAGAGTGGTAGCACCTGTAACACCTAATGTGCTGGATAGTGTGGTAGCTCCGGTAACTCCTAAAGTTGTACCGATTGTAGCAGCTTCATCAACTGTTAGAGTATCTATGGTGGCAGTACCATCTAAATATAAATCTTTAAACTCTAATGAAGAAGTACCTAAGTCTATGTCGTTATCGGTAACAGGAACAATAGCACCATCGGCTATATAAAGTTGTTGTACTGATGAGGAAGAAACATCAACATAAAACTCTATATAATTATTTACAGTATCTATTAAAACTTTGTTTAAAGGTGTAGTTTCTCCAGCATCACCTATCAGTCCTATAACAGGACCATTAGCTGCTGTGCCATCGTGTGCGTGTCCTGAAGTATTGCTAAATGCATTTACTAATTGATTGTATTCGTTATTAAATAACGCAGCTGTGATGGTATCGCCATCTGCGAATGTACTTTGTCGTGTATAACCTGCCATAATTTTTATCTCCTTCCTGATGGTATGTAGTCTACATAAAATCCATTTATAGTGTAAGGTGCATTAGTATCATCACTTAATAATCTAAAGTGATTGCTATAACCACTACCTACTAAAGGTACCCTTACTAGCGGTTGTTCTGTTGCACCAAATTTAGCTGTACCAAATAAAGCTGTACCAAACAATGATGGTGCTGGTACCGAATCTAATTGAATGTCATCGGGCTGTGGTATAGTATTACTATCATAGTCAAACCTAACTCTTAAAGTTGGTTGCACTTCGTTTTCTGGTCCTAATGATAGTTTTACATAGTGTAAAGTTTTTAAAGTACCAAAGTCACCATAATCGTAATCTGGTGTCTGATACCTAGCATCTATATTACTACCATCAAAATCATCACCAGCATCATGCACATAAACATAACCTGTTTGTGAGCCATGAAAATGGTCTTCAATTCCTACCTCATTAAAGGCTGTACCAATAGCTGTGACTTCCATACCTTTTATTTCTGACCATTGAAAACCATCTGGTCTTAATGTTCCTATAATACCTCTTTGGTCTGCTTCAACAAAACCTCTATTAGTATAAAATAATCTATATTGTGACTTGTCTCTATGAACCATGCTATTAATGACATAGTTATTAACGTTTCTTGCTAAGTCATTCAATATAGGTTGTATCTGTTTTGATACTGTACCTAACTCAACGTCACCAATTCTTGCAGTACCAGCCACTGTTCTAATACCATCTGGTGCTAAGAATACCAAGTCACCACCAATCTCTTGTATGCTATAGCCACTTAAACAGCCTACGTTTTCAGCAATCGGTACTATAGCTGTTGTTGCTGAATTATTAATGTTTATAAGTTTATGAATACTATTTTCACAAAAGACTACTAAATCCTCACGGAAGCCTCTGATACCTACTATTTTATCTGAGATAACTACAGACCCTGCTCCTACTCCTGTAAAGTTATCAGGGTCATTATAAACACTGTAATAAACAGTTGATTCATTATCTCCTACTCCAGCTGCACATAAGTGGTGGTCGTGAACAGTTATATATTTAACTCCGTTGGTACCATCAACAGTTATCTCAGCTGTGAAAAAAGTTCTAGTACTTAAAGCACCAGTACCTTCCATTCTAAAACTAAAAGGTTTATTGGCACCATCTGCTATAATTATTTCACCAAAATCATAACTATTTTCAAAAAGTGCAAAGCTTATTTGTCCTTGACTTGTTCGTGCTGTAGCTGACTTACCAGTAAAAGTAGCATAGCTATCACCACCTCCAGCAGATAGTTTATTTATCTGCAGCCATGTTATACCGTCTTGGCTAAAGTAAATAGCATCACTAGCACAAGCTATGACACCATCGCCATAAGGTATCACACCTAAGATTTCATCATCGCTACCTGTTGGCTGTGTTGCACTGGTTGTACCAAACTTATAGTAGCCATTAATTCTTCTATAGCCGCCCTCAATAGCCACTTCAAAGTTTTGTAAAACTGTGGCTGCACCGGGAGTTCTTAATAAGTCTATAGAATTAGCTGACTTAACTAAACCACCACTACAAGCAACTGTATAAGGTTGTGAACGTGCCATAAATTAAAAATAAGTTCTATCGTCTGTCATTCTTGACGGAGCTTGATTGATTAAGTTTGACTTCATAAATTTCATAGCTTTTTTGTAATCTTCCAAAGCAAATGCTGCTTGTTGTGGAGATTCTTTAAATTGCCAAACATAATATCTAGTTCTCGATGTAATGACATTACTGTATTGTTCTGGTAAAACTATTGTATCGTCATAAGCTGATAAAGCTGTTGGTCTGTCAAAGGCATAAAAATGCACATTATAAACTTTGTCTGGTATAGGACTTAGACCAAATTTCCTAGCATCTGGTGATTGTATAACATATTTTGGTTCACCATATTTTTGTCCGTTTGCATCGTCTTCATTTTCTTGGTCTCTGTAGTATCTAGCCCAGTCTGCATGGTCTAAATATTTTAAACCTTGTGAGACGTAAGGTGCTGATTCACCTGAGACATTAATTGTTGTCAGATAAAAGTCGTCCCAGTCTATTGATGCATAGTCTGTTGTAATACTGGAACTACCTGACTTTAACAAATACCATCTGGTACCTGCTACTGTTTCTACTGTAACATTCCCATAAAAAGGGTCTGTACTACCACTTAATCCTGCTGAGAAAAAAGGCAACTGAGGTTCTTCGTTAGCTACGTCAAACAATGCTTTGTTGACTGAATCTTTAACAAACTTTTGTAGCCCTATCGCACTTGCAAAGTTTGCTGCAGTAAGTGGTACTTCGTTTAGTTCTCTTAGAACCTCGTTAGTTATATCTAAATATGTTGTTGCCATTATCTTTTACGAGCTTTTTGTTTTGCCTTTTCACTTAAATCTTTCATGTGAAACAAAGGCTTACTGGTTTTAGTATGTGTTTTATTAGTGTGAAGTTTGCCATTAGGCATTTTGTGATAGTTGCCTTTCCAGACTGTACCATCTTTTAAATAATGATTAACTCCTTTAGCCATACTTAATTAGGTTTTTGTACATCCATAGCTTTTGCTACAAGACCACCTGCATCATATTCACGTCTAGCAGATGCATTACCATCCATAATATTATCAACTTTTTGGACTCCGCCTTTCATGGCTTTTTTACGTTTCATGCCATACATGCCACCGCCCATCATTTTTTTTCTTTTCTTGTCGTACATTATCTCTCCTTGTAAAAATGGAGGAGTCCGAAGACTCCCCCGTAACTATAATTAGTCAATAGTGTAGAAAGCTGATACTAATGCATCATCTCTCAATACTTTTGCTCCATATACATGTAAGCCTCTAACAATATCACCGAATGAACTTGGGTCTCTTAGGACTTCAGTTGA